GATGAATACCATGTCTCGGCTAACCCTGTCCCAAGTGGGGTCAAGGGACCATTTAGGTCAGGAGGTGATCTACCCTGAACACTCATGCATGGTAACCTTATCAGAAGACACGATCGAGAGTGGTGATGTCGTAGCTCGCGCGACAGCTGTGGAAGACGTCTCAATGGCTGGGAGGGTGCAGAGCATAGTGCGATGGTGACCGATTAGACGACTCTCAGCCTCGTTAGCAGAAAGGCCAAACATGGTGCGGAAAGTGTCAGAGTGGTAACCATGAGCTAACTGATGGGGCAGTGAGCGATACAGGGAGGCCTTCTGAGTGGATTCCACAAGCGGCATGCCTACACGCAGAGAGGGTTGGTGTGAGCGAGCCAAAACTGGCAGACCTGCCATAATCGGAGTGACAATGACATGTTCAGGCTTTAACAAGGCAGCAGCAGCAACTTCCTTAGTCACATGTCCTTGCAACTTGTGCTCGTCGGCTGTTTCCTTAGGCATCTGAGTGACTGTAGCGGAGAGTACTGAACGACGGGCGTTGTCCAACTGATCATAGATGTTAAGTACTGGTGCGGTCATTCTCAAAGCTGTGTGGTCATGAGTAGCAACGTTTAGCAGACAGTCAGGCAAAAGACCATGGGTGCCAGCAACCTCAGATAGTTTATCCATAGAGTCATGGATAGACTGAGCGGAGTCGTGTGGGGATAAATCCAAAGTTCCGCGCCAAAAGTCACCGGAAATGGCCACATCATTACGTAGCACCTCACTGGCCACACGAGAGGACATAGGTTCCTTATCCTGAATGTTCTTCTCATCCGACAGATGATCAACCAGAGACTGAAGCCACACAGCGTAATGTTCGCGAACCATATCCGTGGTGCGTCCCACACGAACAACCTTCAAGAGCGGGCTGGTTTCACGTCGATGCAGCTGATGACAGCGATGATGTGGAAACGGATATAGGTTAATGGGTCTGTAGCCATAGTATAAGACTCCACAGCACTGAGCACAGCAGTACGCATTACCGAGGCGGATGACGTCAGGTGTGACGAACTGACCTGTTTCCCATAGAGTTGATGGATTCCACGTATCTGGTCTAGTCAAATAACTGGAATAAGCTGATTCAACGAACGAGTGGAAGTTGGGTGTTCTCACCTCCATCTGGGCTTGCGCGCCAAGACAAAATAAGC